GAACCTACCCTTTATTATTGGGTAATCCAAAAACTTTTGTCAGTTCATTACGTGGCTACCCTTAAAAGTAAAGTTGAACCAATCTCCGCTGAAGAAGAACAAGAACAACAAGAAGAACAAGAACAACAAGACGAAGACGACGAAGAAGACGAACAACAAGACGAAGAAGAAGAAGAAGACGACGAAGAAGAAGAAGACGACGACGAAGAAGAAGAAGACGACGACGACGACGAAGAAGAAGAAGACGACGACGAAGACGAAGACGAAGACGAAGACGACGAAGACGACGAAGAAGAAGAAGAAGAAGAAGAAGAAGAAGAAGAAGAAGAAGACGACGACGACGACGATTAGAAATGTAGATGAAATATGGACGACGATTAGAAATGTAGATGAAATATGCGTCACTTTTCTGATGAATGAAAAGTGACCAACATTTATGACTTATATCACAAAAATCTTTTTTGCAATATTACTAATAATACCAGAACATTAAATGGGGTCAAATGATTTGTTTTGGGCAAAAGACCCTTGCGTACTTTTTCAGAATTTTACTATCTTTCCAACTCCCGACATGACCAAGAATGAGAAACTTAACGCTCTCACTCGTTTGGCAATAGTGGTTTCTATAATCATGTACTTTATGGAATATCAACATTGGTTTGTCTTTCTGATATTGTCTTTGTTGGTCATTGTTATTCTAGCTTATGCTGGTGACCCTGAATCTTTTAATACTAAAAAGATAAAAGATACTGACTCTATTGAGTCAGATGAAGAATCAGAAGATGGTATTGAGAGATTTACTGTTACTCCTACCTATGTAGGAACTGACTTTCAACAGACGGTGGTAAGTCCTACATATGCAGAAGAATGGCAAAACCCTCCTCCTGCATACGATCTTTATACCAATGTTCCTAGTACTATGTATCCAGAAACATTCGAAACTCCATTGAAGCCTCAGTCTTATCCTTATGGTCAGTATCTGACCAAGACCAATCTGTTGCCTGGAGATGAGTATTACACTCATCTAGGCTGTGGAGGACCAAAAACAGCTCGTTCGTATGTAAATTCAACATTCTTGCGCCATGACTTGGCATTTAGAGATAACATGATACGCCTGTACAAGAAAAAATTGAACAGGAGGTTTCGCTCGAATAACAATGACTCATTTTCCCCATATAACAGTTATTAGAGAGTCTGAGAGTTTGATACTCCAAGATATGAGATTATACAGTTCATTTTATTTACCAATGGTAAATAAAACTAAAGTATGCAGAGGTGATATGAAGTCCTCCGGTAATTTCATTTGGAGATATGAGTCTGACCCTCTTGCAGAAAAGGTTAATGTAAAGGTTAAGAATTTTAAACGAAAAGTAGCTAAATTAGACAACGAAGGGAAAATACTCGATACTTATAATTCTATCAGAGAAGCTAATTTAGCTTGTGGTAGGGACAATTGTAGAGGATCTATAAGTTTAGTTTGTTCTGGTAAACAAGAAAAATCTCATGGTTATAAATGGAAGTTTTTAGAAGAGTGAATTTAATTTATCGAAAAACTATCTTGTTACATTTGTAACAAGATAGTACTTGATATAATCGTCGATGACTAATACCACTCAAAGTTTGAAAAGCGCTTTGGACGCCAGAGTACGTTTGGATCAAGCTGGAAGATTAAGTTCTCAGCGTCAAAATTTAGGGGAGGGGTTAATGTGCCCAGCCGGAGCTGCTAACATTCAGTTTGATATTTACGGCCGCCCAGCTAACCAAAAGACTCTTCTTTTGAATGATTCCGCTTGTTCTCATTATACCGAATGGTCCGCTCAACGCAGGATCGAAGTTGAAAACATGGAAAGACCCTACCTCCCTGTTTGTGCAGCTGGCCTTCGCGGCGCTGCTGATTGGATGGGTAAGGGACGTGATATCCTTCCTCAGAACCTCTACGGTGAGGGTTACTCCGGCAACTTTGTCCGTCATTACAACACCGCCAACAATGCTCCATGGGCCCAAGAGCCTTCAAATATGCAAATGGATTACTATCAGAAGGATATTCAGCCATTTGACTTTTCCCATGATGCTTCGAGTTTCACGTATAGGGGATAACGTGGGTACGTTTGAGAATTGGGCTAATTATTAAATGAATAAATAAAATAATACATTGAATAAAAATGATATTTTAAGAATAAAATATCATAATAAAGTAAAGAACATGAAACAAGTTCCTGGATACGATTATTACATTACTGTGGATGGAAACATTTGCAACAAACGCGCCAAAATACTATCTCCATATATAGACGACAGTGGATTTTATACGGTCTCTTTATACAACAAGGGTTCGAAGAAAAACTTTAGAGTTCATAATTTAGTTGCTCAGGCTTATATTGATAATCCGAACAACTGTGTTCATGCAAAACATATTAACGGGGATAAGTCGGATAATAACCCTGACAATTTACAATGGGTTAAAAAGAAATATGTTAATAGAACCATTGTCAGAAAGGAAAAGGAATACATAGATGAGGAAAATGGACTACCAATTGATGATTCTGGAGACTATTTTATTACGGAGGATGGTAAGATATATAATAAGAGCGGACTTATTATGTCCACTTTCTATGAAAAGAGATCTGGGTTTGAAATGGTAACTTTAAGAATCCAAGGAAATAAGAAAGATTATCTTATTCATCGTCTAGTAGCCAAATGTTATATTTCTAATTCAGAAGAATATAAATTTATTAAGCATAGGGATGGAGATATCTCCAATAATAAAGCTTCTAATCTGTCTTGGGTTAAAAATCGTTTTGACATGAAAACTCATACAATTCACACACTGCCAGAGGAACAAGAATTTAGAGAGATACCTTCATATCCGAACTATTTTATCACAAAAGACGGAAAAGTTTACAGTTTAAAAACAGGAAAGTACCTCAAGTTGTCCGATCGAGAAGGATATAACTGTGTGCAACTGTATAAGGATGGTAAACAGCGACAGAAATTTGTACATAAGTTAGTAGCTCAGACTTATCTGGAAAAGAAGGACGAAGACGTCTGTGTCAATCACAAGAATGGAAAGCCAAAGGACAATCGTGTGGAGAATTTAGAGTGGTGTGCCAAGTCCCACGACGTTAAACATGCACTCTCCACGGGATTAAATCCCGGAAGAAAGAGACCGGTAGTACAGATTAAAGTGAAGTATAAAACAAAGTATAAAGAGGTGTATCCCAGTTTGTCCAAAGCTTCAAGAGCGACTAAAACCAGTGCAGGTTCCATTTGTACTGCCTGTCAGAATAGAACTCTGATTGGAGCTGGTAGAAAAGCAACTAGTACAGGAAAAGTGTATAAATTCCGGTATCTCAGTTCTGAATATAAAGATGGCATGCCTAGAGAGATTGTGGTGAGAGAGATGGAGCCAATAGAAAAAGTGATTCGTGTTTTTGACACGGCGGCTGAGGCGGGAAGAGAGACAGGAATTGATCCATCTTCTATTACTCATTGTTGTCAAGGAAGGATGAAGTTTGCCTGTTCAGAGGATGGGACACAGTATATCTGGAGATACGAAACTTTAAACACTAATGTACCGGATATAGAAACTGAGGATTGGAAGTATATCCCCGGATTCTCTCAATATAAAGTCTCGAAAGATGGAGAAGTGTTTTCACTCTTTTATAATAGATTGATGGATAAACAAAGTACTAGAAGCTATGAAACTATCAGTCTAGTTGATGACGACGGAGATAGACATGGTATGAGGGTTCATAGATTAGTAGCTCTAGCGTTTCACGAGAATCCGGATAATAAGAGAGTGGTCAATCATAAGGATAAGGAGAAGAAAAATAATAAAAAAGATAATCTGGAGTGGAATACCGATTCAGAAAATGCTCTGCATGCTATGGATAACGGTCTTGATAGTCGCCGAAAAAAAGTCATCCAATATGATAAAGACGGAAGTGAAATTAGAAGATATAAATCTGTAGTGGAGGCGGCAAATGCGATGGGAGTAACTGCGTCCACTGTGACTAACTCTTGTACGGGAAGACAGAAGACCTGCAAGGAATATGTATTCAGATATGAATAAAAGTGATTTTACAAATATGTTTATAAGAATGGCTATAATATATAATTGAAAAATGGGTTCTTCTCAATCCCTAGAATCTGACGAAACAGACCAACAGAAGTACAACAGATGTGTCAGTGAGACACAATTCAATGAAGAAGATAGAAAGAAGGTTTATGAAATTATCGCTATGTCTCATCCGGAAAAACCGAATAAGTTATACTTTATTCTTCTTGGGGACCAATCTTTTGGGTTCTGTCTGACCATTGATGTCAGTCTCGGCCGAAATAACATAGGAAGGCCTTCATTCGAATGTGAACTCGATTACAAAGATCCTGCTTATAATTTATCATTTGTAACAAGTGGTACCCTCGAAACATTCGTGGAAATTATGTGCACGATTGTGAAAGGTGATGGTACTACCACGGTTCTTAATCCCGATTCTTATGCTAAGAATCTTCTCATAATAAATGAATGGAAAATTTCTGAACCGAAACAGATTCATCTTTTCAAGATTAAACATTTTTTCGGGCAGAAAGGAGTGGAGTGCGAACTCGGTGCCATTCTGACTTCTAACTGGATTTAGAAGTGTATATTGAACTCTCAAAAATTTTTGAGAGTTCAAGGCATTCAAAGGATTACACTTTACAAAAGAAAAGCATACGAAATAAATATCAAATTAATTTATTTTTACAGAAGGAAGCAAAAACGTAAATTTCAAGATTCTTGAAATTTACGTTAACTATTCACTGATCAAAACATATAGTTTAGGATAAACTATAATATAATACAGGTTTATAGATTTACTTTAATTATGTAACATGAGTTATCGCAAAATTCAAGACGGGGGCCAGCTTATCAATTCATCTATTCCCAAAGAGGTGGCTCTTCCCATGGAAGAGCCAATGACCTATTTTAGTTGTCCTAATTGTAATAACCCTAAATTATTATCTTGTGATTGTTGGCCTGTCAATTATTACTGTAAATGTGGATGGAAACATCTTAATCATTCACATGAATCATCTAGATTCAAAGGAAGAGATATTAATCATAGTGCTCTGCTAGCGAAGAATATAAGATCATAATTTTAAGAAACATAAGAAAGTAAATTCTGTTTGCGAGAAAAGTAAATTCTCGCAAATATGTAAATGGAAGGTGTTCATGGTTTTATGAGCCAAGAATTTAATCCTGGAACAGAAAATGATATTGTTAATTTTGTTAAATTCAAATTAGAACCATTCTTTGAGTATTCTCTCTATATTCTAGCGATGATAATTATCATTTTTGGAGCCATTGATGCGATCATAGTCGGATGGCACTCAAGAAAAGGAAAAACGATGGATGAAACGTTAGCTTATATGCGCATTCGTCTATCAGAAACGATTACATTGGGCTTGACTTTTATTCTAGCAGCTGAGGTTATCAAGACATTCCGTGTACCTAATATGTATCAACTACTCAAGGTGGCCCTTCTGGTTCTATTGAGACAGTTGATTACGCACTTCCTTGATAAAGATGTTTCTAGGTTGAAGAAAGAATATCCGGGGTTGATTGAATCAAGTTTTAAGGAGGGGTATGGTCTAAACGATTCCGACCCAGAACCTGAAGAGCTTATTCTTGAACAGTTTACTCTTTCAGAAGATGTCTCATCGGTAAGAGCAGACCAAGAGACATGTGTTGCATGTCAATAAAAATGGCGTTAGACAATATCAATTGATTATCTTGTATGGATAATCAATCGATGAATCAGGTTACAGTTACCATTTCTCTCCGCTATCGCGATGAAATACACGATAAACCTATGGTCTTACCGAAAAATACCACAGCTTCTATGCTTACTGCACACCTCAGTAAGTATGCATATGGAGGTCTTCCGGTCTATTTGACCGATGGTAGCAGAAAAATAAAAGATAAAGAGAAACTGGGGCTCTTTAGGGGAGAAAAATTACAATGTCTACCATCTAAATAAATAAACGTCTCTTAAAAAAATAAACGTCTCTTAATTAAGAGACGTTTATTTAAAGGTGATAATGTCGAGAAAAAGAGATATTTCGAAATGTCAAATATTTGAAAATGATGATCCAATCACTATTCGCCCTAGTCAGTTGAAGCTTCTGATCCGCGAGTGTTTAGAAGCTTCAATAGAGAAAATTCGATTGAATGAATCGAATAATGAAAAAGGATCTAGTAGTACCTACTCGAAGGAAGAATTGGAGAATATGTCAGCTGCACAACTGAAAAAATTAGCCAACCAGAAGGCTACCGATGAAAAAGTTACTATACGAGTAACAGGTAGAAGTAAAATTCCTACTAAACAGGACAATATTAACTTTTTACTGCAAGAAACATCTCCAGACGAGCCTGTTGAACCACCAACACTAGAGAAAAAGAAGAAAGAAGCGGTATATGACCCACAGAGAAAAGTTTATGTCAGTGGTAAAAATGCTACTAATGAAAAAGGAGAGGTGTATGGTAGATTGTTAAAATCTGGAAAGGTTCGCCCTTTTACTCCAGATGAAAGAGCTCAACTTTCAAAGAATAAAATTCCTCTTATTGAAAAAAATACTCAAAATGAGGTTAATAAATATAGGAAAGCTTGTGAGAAGAAAGAACTCGTCAGTGAGTCAGAGTCAAGTGAACTGAGTTGCGACTCTTCTGAGATCATTTCGAGTGATAGAGAATAATCAATGCTCTTACTGATAGACTATTAGATGAGAAAAATGAAATTTTCATTTGCTAATTTCAACAAATTATTGAATTTGTTTATGAAATCATGACAAAACACACAGACTCTTCCTCAGAAAGTTATTCTTTAACTCGAGAGCAATTAATCTCCATCCTCAAGGGTGCTACTACAGAAGTATTCGACAATGAAGTAAAATATGTAAGAGCATCATTTGAACCACCATTTCCTGAACATGAATGCAGAAAAATGAAATTGCCTCAACTAAAATGCGAAGTTAATATAAGAGGGTTAATGGTAGTGGGAACAGGAAAAGGTGGAGCGACTAAAAAAATCGATTATATCAACGCTCTCCTAGGTAAACAAAAACCTAGGAAACTGGTTAGAACTTTAGATTAGGTAGAAAGATTTTTATTTATGAATTATGCTTACCTGAAAACATTTACAGTGATATCGCTATAAATATAGCAATAGTACATATTAAACGTTGTTTAAACCTAACTATCATGCCTCGACGAGATTATAGTAAATCAAAAGCTAAAAAGATATCTGCAAGTTCTTCTGATTCTAAAGATTCAAAAACTTTGTCTATATTAGACAAAGTTTTTGAATCTATTCCTGACATGGTTGATTCGATCATGATTAAAATTGATGAATCTAGAGAAGAAGAGTCAATGGAATGTAATCAGGTCAAGTTAGAGAAAGAAGTGGCCACTATTAAGAGTGACGTTGAGAGTATAAAGTATGATGTAATGGAAATATTGCGTCAACTTCCTCCGCGGGAAAGAAGACCTCCATCTCTCGGAGATGCATTAGGTAATCTATTTTCTGGAATATCAGACGAGGGTATAAGTTTCCAAAATGTTCCTTACTCTAAAAAGACTTCTACTTGTCACACCATTCCAAATGCTAAATGGAATACGACTATTAGTAAGATTGAAGAAGCATTTTCAGATGAAGATGATATATCAGAATACTCCGATATTAGTGATTAACCGGTTTTATGGTTAATATAAACTTATATAGAGATCGGTAGTGACTGATATTCTGATTCTATGGCTTATATTAGTAGAACCACCCTTTTATTCATAGTCAAATATGGAGAATGCCTATGAATAAAATTAAGAAGAACCCGGCGTTTCTCCATATCAACTGCAAAAACACGTAGGAGAATAGATACTTTTATTATGGAATCTGCAAGATCGAGAGAATTTTATCCAAGATAGAAATCCAGAGATAATATGAGCTACCTGACAACACTTTCAATAATTCTAATTATTGAAAGTTTTAGGCTATAACTAGTTACAGCAAATATAAGTGTATAAATTAATGGGTATTGACTGTTGATTTATTTTTCGATACCCCATTTTTCCCCACAACAAATCCCATTTCAGGGGTAATTTTCAGGGATGGAGGTATCCGTGTTAATACTAACACGGATACCGACCCAGTATTTGATATGAAACCATTATCCACTGGACCGACTTCCGATTTATTTACATTTTACAGCATGGTTTTTATGGGTATTTTCGTTATCCGGGTATAGGGTCATTGAGTTCACCACTTTTTACAGAGTCGATAAGGTTCAGTTTGATACTGAACATAAAGATACAAGAGATGAGAATCCATTCGATACGATATATTATTAGAACTATTGATTAAAACAAATTATACTATTCTCTTAACTTCTACATATTTACCAAAGATAATAGGTTCAAATTCTGCACAACGATAATTTTCTTCAAAGATATCTCTGGGAAAGTCAAATAATGCTAGTAACATCTTTTTCTGGAGCTCACATTTAAACTTAGACAGTTGAGAAACGGTTTGAAACCATTTATCTTTTGATAGTTTAAGATATATACATTCAAAATGCCCACCGTATCCTTCATAGACGTGGATCCATTCTTCAGTTATCCAGATAACAAACCCGTGACTTTCAACGCTATTATGTATTTCACAATGAAACACTCCTTTCAATAGAGATAGAGCTTCCCATGTCAAATACATGCTCTCAATACTGGCATTATATGGTTTTCCCCATAGATGTGATATATATTCTGCCATGTTAAAACAGATAAAATACCCTTTATCCTCTTTATTATATCCCCCAGGCTCTGTTTCTTCTGACCATTTAGCCAACTCAACATCTAAATCAACTGATCTCATTTTAGATAGAACATACAGATGTTGTTTAGGAATGTCTATGATGTCATACCCTTTAATGCCTTGTTCAAGGGAGCCTTCTACTGGAAGGGTTATCCATGGATCTCTCCAGATAATAAGACTGATACGATAGTCGGGTCGAATCTGTGCATATTCATATATTTGTTGACTGACTCTATAAGATTCTTTTTTTGGAACCTTAAGACCTACAATAACTTTTCCCCTAGCATTCACTAAAGGACGAAACCTTTCATTTGCATACATCTCAGGGTTCACCTTTCTACAAACAACAGTATTTCCTCTTTTTGGTTTACCTTTTGGTTTTGGAGGTAGTTTACTACAAACACCTCTACCGTCGTCTCTATATTGGCCAGGGACATGTTTTTTGGCTATCCTCTTTCCGTCTCTGTACCAAAGTTTCTGTCCATTGACACCAATTTTGCAAGAGTAACTACTTGAATCATCCATATTAAGTATCAATATTCTTAATTTTTAGTCTTCTTTCAGTCAGAGTCATATCTTTGATAAAAAAAAGGTTTGATATCTCTGGTTTCTAGGCATTGATAATTTCCTGAGTACTCTGAGAAGTATTTCTCAAAAATTTGAGAAAGTTAGGATTTTCATTTCTTAATGCTTCACATAAGTGTTAAAGTTGAACATAGTCATTCATATATAATATATCAATTTGATATATTATATATGAATAGTTGAAAAGACATAAATAGAAAATATATGATGTTATTATAGAGGGTATCTATAAGATATAGAAATAAATGGCTGTAAGTTCGCAAGGTACCAAGAAACCACTGAATACCTTAGAAAACCCCATACAACCCAATATCTTAAAGGCGGGTCCCCGGTTCGTTTGGTCAAAGAAATTTTGGCAAGCTGATCCAGGAGCTGTATTAAGGGATACAGGAGAAATCACACAATTTTATGATGACGCTGTTTTAGCTCAAGCCAGAGATTATAATCAAACAGTTTATGGTCAATCCAGTCATAAAGATATAGTTAATGCTACATTCCGTCCACCTCTTTTAGATCCTATAGAAGACTTTTTCCCTATCACCAGAATTCCCGTTACATCGTGGGGAAATATCGTCCCCCTTATCAACCCCACCACTGTCGGTGATGGCGGTGGAACCAATGGTTATCTAGCCAAGAATGAACATCTAAGCAATATTGATAGAAATCTCAACGATCGCATTAAACAAGGAGAATGGAGGGCGACTTTCTACGCTCCAATTGAGGTTCCCCAAGATAACGCTGTTTTACCAGATTTAGAGATGACTATTCCCTCAGTATCGGCTCATGCTGGATTTAACCCTTATACTAGAGACGCTCCAGTTCAGGAAGTTCATTTAGATTATGAAAAGTTACATCCTTCTCAACATACTGGAGTAACTACTCAAGTAACTATGGACGGAGGGTCTGGGTTTGAGAATATGTCATTAGAGTATAATAATCCACAGGTCTCCGCAACAGCGGGTATGAATAATCCAGCCCAGTTTCACACGGAGACTAATGTCAAAGAGTTATCTTATAACAATCCTCAGGTCTCTGCGACAGCGGGTATGAATAACCCAGCTCAATTCCATACCGAAACTAACGTCAGAGAACTCTTTAATAATGGTCCTCAAATTTCGGTTGATGCTGGATACAATCCAGACTTTCAAGCCAATAACATTGAGACCTATGTGGAAGACTTGCCTTATACAAGACCCCAGGCTTCTGTGACAGCAGGAATGAATACTCCTTATGAAATACATGGAGACTTCCCCGGTAGAGAAAATATAGAATTGGAGACACATATTGAAGCGCCTTTAGTAGTGACAAATCCTGGAATAGAAGATGGTTATAGAGAAAGAATGGGAATGGATAAAGACCCTAATGAGCATATCCAAGAAAACCGCCCATCCTTTTCATATCATATTCCAGAAACTCATATATACAAAGAACAAAATGAACTTAGTTACAAACCACATGCTCGTGGTAAACTCCAACCTCTGAAATCTTATGGACAAATTTCTCATGCTGGTGCTTATAAAAGAGGATTGGATGTTCCAAGAAAGGTCTCAATGAAAGGAGAATCTGGTTGGGCTCAAACTCCAAAGATCAAAAATTACAGCTTTGGTAGGAAGTAAACATGTGATTTAGTTATCGGAGGAATTCTACTTATCTATTGGTTAAATAGTTATGAAAAATACAGCTCTCCCACGTTTCATGGTCCTCAGTACTTAACTTCCGATCAAAAAAACCTCAAGGCGACCATTCCACAACGGTTGTGGAATGAAAACATAACATAGTGACACATACACAGCTAAGGGTAAAATGCTGTGTAATAAAACATGCGTGAATATATACCTTGTACAGGCCTTTTTTTCTAAAAAACCTCAACGCGACCGAAACACAACGGTTGTGGATGGAAAACGCTATATAGCGACGCAAACACAGCTAAGGGTTAAACGCTGTGTTTCAAAACATGCATGAATATATACCTTAGTCAGGCCTTTTTTCTAAAAAAACACAGCTGACACAGACGTGTGTCACAGACGTGTGTCATAAATATCATCATAGTGAGACTGACACATGGTTTTATGAAAAGCCTAGATGAACAACATTTTCTCACATATAAAGAGACCTCTTTATATCCACCGCTTATCTCTCCGACTCATAGGTAGAAGAATATCCGTTTTAAGAATCATGTGTAACTTTTTCTTGATCACATTTATCTCAGTAGATAAATGTGAATATTAATAAGTATAAATCTTTAATAATACCAAGTAATAATGGCTGGAGCGGAATCTTTTCAATATAATAGATTGGCAGGTATGGTTGGCGACAAGCTAAGGCATGTCTCTACCGTGGCACAGGAAAATGTCAATTGGAAGTTCAACAATATACTCCCGTCCGATTTCCATTTATATATGAAACCAGGATCCACTCTTATGGTAAATGATGTTGTTTATGATATAGGAAAGCTTCCCGCTAATGGAAGCCTTCAGTTTGCTCATAATACTTTCAATGATGGAGATTTATTGATCGTGCTCTTCAAACACCTAGATCAGAAAGATCTAGCAGCAGGATATAAAAATTATCAAGCCATGGAGCCTTACTCTTTGAGAGGATTTCAAAAGGAGATCAACATTGGAGACGTTGCTACAAGTTTTACCTCAACTCCTTCAGAATATCTTAGTCCATATAACGCTTTACCGGGGGTTTGGATTCACAATCGACTTCTTTTTCCATTAAATATTTATTATGGAGGTAAATTAGTGTCTCAATTAGGCGCCTATGATGGTATGACCTATATGGGAGGTTCACGAGCTACTATTTGGTTTGATAACCGAAGAATGGGCTTAGATTTTGAAGCTCCTATCACATTGGCTTACAGTCTTCCCGAATCAGAAGGAACGTCTGAGTATCTTTACACAGTATTTCTCTACGACAATAAGATGAGGGACATTTATGTTGGAGTTATTAACGCGAATCCTGATGGACCCCCACCCGATACGACTAACTACAGTATTGATAGACCTGTTCACACTGGAATTACTTTTTATCCAGCAACAGGAGTTGGAAGATCTAGAGAAACTAATCCTTATGGATTCTTTGTTTATTAAGACGAGAAAGTCAGGTCCTTTTCTCGTCTCTACTTGACAAACTTTGTTTGTCAGGAATTAATCTTCATATGAAGATTAATGAATCATGCCTAAAGTCTGGGTAGTATGCACTGGTCGGGATATAGACAATGTAGAAGTTTACCGAGTTTTTCCACCAAAGAAAAGGCTGTTAAGGTTGCTCTTCTAACCATTGAAGAGCAACTTCCTGAAGATAAACATATGGAAATAGAAAATGAAGAAGACGATGGGACAAAGTAGAGTTATGGTATACATCTCAGCAGTTGGATTTTAGTACAAAGGATATTATAACTTTGTCTCATACTATATAGCTGTAACAAAGTGTTTAGTAGAATAAAAATGAGATTATTAAACACTTAATTCAATACAAAATGCAAAAGGCAAATGGATTCCCCAATTCTTATTATCGATTTGAAAGAATTAAATGATATTAAACATGAATCTTTTTATAAGATCCCCGTTGAGCTAATGCCTCAAGCTATTCAAATTATATCCAAAAGAGGATTTCAATGGTTAGTTAACTCCCAAAAACTAGTATACATCTTTTAATTTTTTTTTGTCTCTTCACGAAGAGACAAAAACTAGTATACATCTTTAATCCATAAGAGACCACTACCTCCTTACTCGGATAATTTTCCTTAGCCATCTATCGATCCCCTCACCATCTTCTATCTCCTTATACAAATCGGGATATTCCTTTTCTACATGAGATTCTACTTCTGCCCACATATCTTCCTTTTTATATCCAATTTCTTCCCTAACGGCATCCATCTCTCCATCTATTTCATTCCAGATTTTATGTGCTAAAATAAATCTATCATAGCGCAATTGGCCGATGAAATCTTGAAACAGCCAATTCATAGCTGGATTCGGAGAACGATTCATAATAAATAAATCGTGATAAAATTCAGTTGGCATCATAACATCCACATTAATAGCCTTATACATAAATGCTATACCTTCAAAACTATCTGGAGCATTCTTAGAGCATATTCTTTCATTTATTGATTCTTGATATGCTTTCCAATTATCAGCCTTTCCAAAATCAATAAGTTTTAATCCAGTCATTAAAAGATCTTTGTTTACAGTCACCATTGCATTCCTCAGATGCAAATCAAGATGAAATATTTTACATACATTGTTAAGAATGAGGATTTGTCGATATAGGTTAAGCATTGCTGGGTAAACTTGTAAAGCCAATCGTAGAGTATCCACGTCTTTAATTTCTATGCTGGAAATCATGCTCAAGTACGCTTCAAGATTATAATTTCCCGCATAATCCATGGCAATTAGAGCTCTATCTTCACTCTTACCACAAAACCAATAATCTAATATAGGAGGGGCAACATTTCTGTGGGCAGCCAGGTGTTGATAGCATATCTCATGCTCGATCTCTTCTTTGGAACCTTTAAATATTTTAACTATAATATTCTTTTTAGTGACATCATCGAAAGCGGTGTAAACCACTCCATACATTCCTTTATCTAATACCTTTCTGATATTAAAGGTTGTAATCTCTTTTTTTGGAACTGGCATATCACATGGCACTGGGTTACCTGACCAACCACATTTTTCGGATAAATTTGTAGAATCAACCATTTCCTTTCTTATTAAGAAAGGAAATTAATCAATTTAAAACTGATTTATTCATTTTTATAGGCAATGTTAAAACAAGTTCTACATAACGGCATATACTTATCTTTTCCTCCAATATCATCTCCACCTCCGAATTTATAGGTGAAAACAGCTCTTCTTTTAATCTTTTTATCAGCACAGAACCTACAATAGGCTTTCAGAAAAGTACAACTGTCCATATGGGGAATAAGACCATTGATGCATCCTATAGCTTCTCGGTGTTTATCCCCGTTTAATCCTGAGACAATGACAGTTTTATGTAGATCGTCTACCCAATGGAGAATATCTCTGAGAAGATTGTCGAAGAATTGAGATTCGTCTACTCCTATGACTTCATAATCTGATACATCCACACTACTAAGATCTTTAGTAGACACAAAGGTTACTCCACTCTCCGACGAGAGCTTTTCTTTATAGAGAGGGTTATGTGTAGAAAATCCCTCTGTGCTCCTTGTATCATTTAAATGATTGATGTAAATACATTTAACCCCGATTGCTGACTCGTTAAATAGTCTGCGGAGTAGCTCCGTCGAGTTATGGGTAACTGTAAAGTCTCCCATAACGAACAAATGATTACCATCAATCTCAAAACCAAAGTAGTCTCCATATCCTATTGATTTGACAGTTATTCCTACCAACAAATCATTTCTGCCGGTATAAGGTGAAGCTTGTTTTCTTTCTAGACGACATGGGATATTGTCTAGGCAACTCCCACTAATGAAAACACGATAATAGGTACCTGTTCGTTTTTCTCCTTTATACATCCAAGATTTTTGAGTTTCAGAACAATAGGCGGCCATTCCCAAACTTCGGGCAACAAATAAAATGTCATAAGCAAGAGTTTTACGCTTTTGGGTAATTTCGTATTTTTTCTTATTTTTATCGTAATAACCATCTGTATCCAAAAGTCCCGCCAAAATTTGAAGTCTAATCTCTCTAGAATTTGATTTATAGCAATGTGGAATGTGTTTGTTTCCCCTAACTCCCAGAGATTTGAGCTCATTAATAAAAGGGTTTTTACCATTCAATTTTCTGCAAGTAAGATGATACGTAGGAGCTCTTCTGTCATTTCTTTTCCTCACTTCCAATCCTGCACTTTCTGCGTACATTTTAACAGCTTCCAAAATTTCTGGATCCATAGTAGTGATTTCTGGAGTTTTAGAGGTCCCACCACCTAGCCATACACCTAGAATATACGGATCTAGACTTATATTCTGAGACTTAAACTCCACTCCTACTCGATAACCCTTATAGTAAGATTTGAAAGTATTACTTTCGGAGATATAATTCTTCACTGGAATATTAACTATTTTCCCTTTTTGATATTTGGGGTCTATAGTATTTCTGGTCTTTTTTGGAGAATAAGAGCACTTTAAGGAAAGTATATGCGAGTCATTGACCACATAAGATTCCCCAAACGATGGAACAACCTTAAATAACTCACTTTTTCCGGATGTGGTATTAAGAACTTTGCGGGGTGTAGAATCGTTTCCCATAATTAGCTCTCCGGGAAGAACGTCTTGGACGTATTTGACGGTACCGTCAAACATTAAAATTGGCGTGTCTTTCCCGAGACATTTGCCACTCATCATGGGTCCGATAATCAATTGTAACTCTTCATTATTCATGGTTTGGTTATACACTGAAGAAGTCATTTATAATAAGAGAAAGCGTTTTAATAACTCATTTTTATTAGTACAAGAAGTAAGATGTTAGGTTGCGATTCTAGACCCAATACTTTTTGGACGACTATCCTTATTTTAGCCGCTATCCTTATGATTATTCTGTTCATGTACTCATGTAAAGGTGTGAAATAGTTAACTTTATTAATAAAGTTAACTAACTTAGAAATAAAGAATTTAGCATTTCTTGCTGGACTAATAAGTACTTTATTAACTAAGAATATGGAAATAACCTGGGCTATTGTTATAGTTGTTGCTGTCATTATTGTTTGGTGTGTGTGGCAGAAAAACCAGTGCAAAGAGGGAATGGGTGGTTATGGTGTCACTAGCGCATTATATTTCAACAATCGTATAGCCTATTGCGACCCAGGTAACGATCAGGGGTATAGCGGCGGTTGTTTTTTGGATCACAAGGTGATCATTTAGGTCGATGATGTAATAAAGTCTCTGGATTAAGAGACAAGAAAAAAGATACCTTTAAGTATCATAATAATATTATTATGATATAAACGATGAAAGAAAACCCCATCCCAGGATTTGCAAAATACTCCATCAACAAAGGACGGAAAAACAATTTGTAATGCTAGAACAGGACAAAAACTTAAACAACACTGTATAGGAGGATACTACTTATGTAAATTATACGATGATCCGATAAACGTTGCTCAGTCAGAACTAATCGGATGGTAGCTTTAGCATTTATTCCGAATCCAGATAATCTTCGAATAGTTAACCATTTAAACGGTATTAGCACAGATAACAGAGTGGAAAATCTAGAATTGGCCACGCATAAGGGTAATTCAGAAAAATTGAATCTGAGAAAAAAAGGTGAATGAGACCAGTAGTCCAAATGAACTTAGATGGCAAAGAGATATCTGAATACGAAAGTGTAGCCGAACCGTCTCGACAAACTGATATATCTTGAATCTATATCATTGAGTATGTAAAAGAGTGACCATGAAATCCCATCGGGTACCGATGGAGATATAAAGACGATGAGAATTGGGAGATACCAACCGGAAGAGCTTGTAAAGGGATAGAAAAGTTACGAGGAGCATAGTGTTTAGTCAATATCCCGAACATCATTTTCTTCATCTACCTTTTTCTCATGCATCTTTCTAATGTCAGATGCTTTTATTTTAGGTCCGCGAGGTTTCTTTTCCTTAAAATCATCTCTTCGGGAAGGTTTTGGATCGGGGGGACAACCCGTTACACCCTTAAAAATCTCTGATACATTATTACCAAATTTGTCAGCAATAACCTTTCCAAGGTAGAAAATACCGGCTTGGAGAAGGACAAAACCCAATAAGCGAACCTCTACAGGTAAGTTCATTCCCCATCTTTCTCGAGATTTCTCGCCTAATTCAATAAGAAGACTGTCATATTTGTGCATCATCTTTGTCTGTTGGGTGGTGAAACCGCTGAGATCAACGGCTAACCATTGCGTGGAAACAAACTCCATAACTATCCAACTACCCAACAAATAACTTCTGTATGTTTCTACGCTTTCATCAAGGTATAATTCCTTAACTGTTCGATCGTAGTTTCTTTTCATAGTCGGGAGATCAGAGTGTTCATTATAAGCAGGAATATCTATGGTTGGGTTCTTATGTTTTTTCTTAAGAATACGAAATCGCCAGATATATTCTTCTTTCTCCATAGCTTCTCTTTCTTCGGGGGTCATACCAGCATAAGGATCATCTTCTTCCTCTCCTTCTTCGCTATCACTATGTCCATCACCGTCACTATCACTATGTTCATCATCGTCACTATGTCCGTCTTCGTCTTCAGCTTCCCCGAGAGCGGCCACCATATCCTCATCATCTTTATCTACATTCTCTAGGGGTGGGGTTTTCTTCTTACTCTCCTCGGGAGAATCTTCTTCCTCGTCAGATTCCGGTTCTTTTTTGTTGACAACAATGGGTGTTGACGTTGGTTTTTTATTGACAACAATGGGTATTGACGTTGGTTTTTTAGAAGGAACTACTGAAGGAACTCCACTCTTAAGTTTCTTTTTGATCTCTATTAGTTCTAAATGTAAATTTTCGAGGGGAGGAAAGTTTATCGGATGGTCAGGAATATCGCCCGATCTTGGTTTCTTAATTACTCTCAGTTGGCTAACCATAATCCTTTCGTGAATAGACTTTAGTTTGTTGATCTATATGTTTAAGTTCCTTAGATAAATTCTTATGCTTCAAATATTTCTTGCATTTCGGATAAGAATTACTTTTTCCACCAAAAGAAGTATACTATAGCAACTATTACTAACAATAGTAGTAACAATAGTAGTATATTCCATGAACTTGAACCATTTACTGGTTCACCGGACAATTTTCTCGGATCTGTAACGGGAGAAAACCCTGAAGGTAATATTACACCATCATAACTCACCTCATTCTTCTCTGGCGAAACCATAATTGTTTTTTGTACCTTTGTAGGAACTACTCCTGACCAAAAAGGAGGTCCAGATGGATCAGTCCATACAAATAAGTTCATCGTAGCAGCGCTAACTGGTTTCTTCCCGGTTGATCCAGGTGATATGGGAGTGGTGGGAGCTTCTGGAGTAGTCGCATCTTCAGAGTTTAAAAACTCAATATAAATATTTTCTGTGGGGGAACTATTGAAAACTTTAGCTTCCATGCGTATTACTTATTACTTAATAAATACCTATTAAGTAATTCAGACTAATTCTTTATTTTGTTTGAAACGAACATTAATATTTGTCAAACTTTGGTATTCCATCAGTTTAAGTCAAGTATGCCCATACCGCCTCTACGTTTCTGTTGTTGACACCAACAGTATAAAGCTCCTACAAGGAATGCGAAGAGAGCCAGCCATAAATAGCTAGGGTATCCCAACGCATCGCCTTTGGCATTTCTGGCTTGTAAAGATTTAGGATTCCAACAACCCAAGATAAGTACAGTAAGTGCTGCAAGTGCAACAGCTAAATAATGTTCGTGTTGATCCATCTTATCTAACTTTATGATTATATTTTTTGTATTTTTATTGAAACATTCCTATGGTTAAAACGAATTATGCGGATAATTATTCATTATCATTTAAATATGAAGGATAACCCGGGCTACGAAAAAAAGGTACAAAGTCGCACGAAAAGGTTATCTCAAACCTAGCCTTTTGTGGTAAATATTATCAAGTATCTCTTCCTAAAAATAAGATAAGTACAACATATGGCGTTCATAATTTGATAGATAAAACGTATTTACTGAATCCGGACAATCTACCAATAGTTAATCATATAGACGGTGACATTCATAATAACAGAGTGTCTAATCTGGAGCGGATATCATGTTCTAGAAGTATGGAACATGATCGAGAAAAAGTAATATTTAAACCTTATACACGAAAGGTATGTCAGATGGATGATAATGGTGATGTTATTAAAGTATTTGATAGCGTTAAAGAAGCCGCCTACTCTGTTAACAGCTCAGGATCAGACATTACATCGGTATGTAAAGGTAGTTATATTTCAAATGTGTATAGTGGAAGATATAAAAAGCGTATGGGTTTAAATGGAGATACGCTGATTAAATTTCCTTACGCTATCATCCAGTGCTCCCTCAAAGACTAATATTAAACATTTCTTAGGTCAGAACTTAATAATAAGAATAGAAAAGATGGAATATTACCAATCTTAAACTCGTTTAGGATTATATTTTTTACATTTTCTTTTATCGATTATCTTGGGTACAATTAATTGTACCCGTTTACATAAGTTTTTACGAACATGTCAGGGCTTGAAGATTTTGAAGATTTTGAACAAAAAATAAACGCACTGAGACAAGATGCTGATTTGGCTGGGGCTCGTATAACCAAGAAAAAGAAGTGCATTCCAACCTTACTTATTGTGGGAATGGTTATTCCTTTTATTGTATGGCTGGTATTGTATGCTCTTCAACCCTCGTTCGTTCAGAAGAAACAGGGAAGTAAATATGTTCGAGATAATATGAAGATCTTCCAATGGACCTTAATCGTTTCCGTCATCTTCTGGATTGCTCTCTATTTGTACAGCTACTGCTCATCAATGAAAGGAAAGAACCCTATGGTCTGCGCATTCAAATCATAAATTGTTTCTCTACCTGTTTAACATATTAGATATCTAATATGTTAACGAAGTAGCAAATTTCCAAATATTTAAGCAAATTTTATTTCAATAAGTAAATAATTTAATGTGTTTTATAGTAAGTAAGAAATACGTTCCAAGTAATAATGGGTGTTAAAGACATAATCATTGGCGTTTTAGTGGCTTATGTTGCCATCGATCTGATGTTGGCGCATATGCGCCAACCCCCTATGCCTTGTACTCTTATGAAGGTATTTGATAATATTCGCGATCAGGATGTTCTAATAATTACCATTGTGGGAGTTCTTATCGGATTTGCCGGTTGGTACATCTCGAAGAAATCGAGAACTGAATCGTTTGTTAAAAAAGAGAAAGAAGAGTGATTTTCTTATCTCACAAGATAAGAAACATTATTTGACCATAATTAAGTATCGAACCGCTGTTTAAATTCCGACAAAATCGGAATTAACCTCAGCGTAAGGTTGTATTTTGTTTACACGAGATACTTAAATTTCATTTTATAGCGAATAAAAATGAAATTGCTTTAAAGAAATAAACATTTTTAATGGAGAGCGCCCCTTTAAAGAAGATTTAAGAATCTTGTGTAAACATGGGGAAAATGGTCAAATATGGAGTCCCGGAGTACGAGGATCTTAAAACATCTACGCGCACCGTCATGGTATACTGCAATCTTTCCTTTGATTTGAAGAAGATATTCGAATCTATTAAAGTTACTGATATCGAAGCTCCTCTTACTAAGAAAAAGAAGAACGTGGATAAAAAAAGATTGCAGGCTCCGTATGGATCCGTCATCAGCTTGCAAAGAGAAAATCAAATAAGGGGCATCGATCTTCGAAAAGCTAAAAAACACTGGTGTCCTGCGTGTCAAGTCATTGTTGTTAAAGAAGAAAGAGAGATTAAAGTTAATACTGTAGAGGAACGTCTGAGAACGATCCCAAAGACCGATATCAAAGAGATTCAATATTTCTGTACCAAATGTGAGACTTATTTCACTCTAAGACAGCTCAAAAAGATAATAAACTTTTTAAACCAAATTACCATTGTTTTATCAATTGAAGGTATCATTCTTAATATTATGCTTTTCAAGAATAACTTCAAGATAGCTGGTTGTAAAGACGACGATGATGCTGTAGAGTCTACAATGATCCTATGGCAGAATTATATTTCACCGTCTAAAGGGTGGGCCATATCACCCGCTTTTATACAAGAGAAGCATCCTAGGTTTATTTTTTGTCTAGTTATGAGAAATGTTGACTTTCGTCTTGGGTTCTTCATTGATAGGAAAGAGCTAAATCGTTTGATGAACGATCAAAAATATGCTGATAAAATATTTATGTCACAGCATGAGAGTACCGCTCACACCAATGTCAATATTAAGATGTATGCTAAGAAACCCAAGGACTATATGCACGACTGTTTGGTCATACCAGAAAACGATGACCCATATTTTATAAAACTTAGACACAATCATTACAGGCCTACAAAGAAGAAAAAACCTAAATACACAACAGCTATCGTCTTTAGTTCTTCTGAGATTATCCTTTCAGGGAGATATGAACAAACCATGAAAAAGTCTTATGAGTTCTTCGTAAAAACTGCGGTATCAAATAGAGGTATCATAGAAGAAAAACTCAAATCTCCCGATAACAATCTTATGGATCATCTTAACAAAGTCGAAGTAGGCGCTGAAGACACAGCCAAGATCTCTATATCGAGAGTGAAACCAAGAAACTAAGCTAAAATCACAACGGTGGTCAGCACCCAAAGTTGTTTTATTCTTACTGTAAGATAGTAGTGTATTTAGAATACTTGTCCATATGGACAAGTGTTCGAACTTTAAAATCCCAGATATGGATCATATCCCTTCCCACTTCCATTTTGAGACTTCTCTGATACTTCATTCTGATTTTGATATCTTTGGGTAGATTGAAACTCTAACCATAACGCTTCAGGATCAGACACCCCTATTTCCTGAAATAATTCAATAGCGTCCCTTTTCTTCTCTGACTTTTTCTTTCGAGGTAATTTTTCTCCTCGAGGTATAACACTATTGATTGTAATCCCATCTATCTTTTCTATCCCATTCTTCTTCATATGATTATATAAGCGACCTTCAGCTAGATTTTTTTGATCTCTAAGAAGTTTAAGACTACCATTGAGACGTTTAATCTCTTTTCTTAGACTTTTTATTTCACGGACATAACCGTCAGACATCCTTTTTTACTTGATAATTACATCTTTATTACAATATGACATCAAAATTATGGCTTATATCAATACCAACCTCTCCATTTTACCGGGGTTTCATTCAACAGTTATTACCCCAAAATTATATTGTCTTATGTCAAGTACGTACTTTACTAATGACAACTACACAAGATTTAAGTTTTCCTAATAGATTTGTTAGAGTAGATACCAAGAGGCAATCATTTGAGGATAAGTTGCAGAATCTGATTCCTCGTATAGGATTCTTGATGAATACTCCTATACTTCCCCAAGGTAGTACTTTCTACGATCGCGTAGGTAACACTCTTTATTATTCTACTGGAACGGTGTGGATTCCTATCGCAAACGCGGCATCTTTTACAACATCTACTGATACAGCATGTGCTCCCGATGTCATTGTGGTCATTGAACCATCAACTTTTATTACTGGGACAGACGTTAGTGTAGCCTTGGTTCCTAGAGGAACCGGAGGAGTGTCTCTATCGGCGCCAGATCTCACACCTTCCGGTGGTAACTGTCGAGGAGAATCTGCTGTTGATTTACAGATAAAAAGAGCAGCAGCAACTCAAATAGCTTCGGGAATTACTTCTGGTATTGGAGGTGGAGAGAATAATGAAGCATCTGGTACACATTCTTGTATACCAGGAGGTTTGTCCAACACTGCTAGTGGGAATATATCTCTAGCTGCAGGTCATGGCGCTACAGCTGGTTTTGATAATTCAATGTGTTTTTCTTGCGATTCTGCAGCTACTCATTCTACCACGGTGGCCAATGAGTTTAAGGTTGGATTAAACTCTGCATCTGGAAGAATGACTATAGATAATTTACCTGCATTCACGGATGATACAGCCGCTGGTGTCGGCGGATTAACCATAGGAATGTTGTATCAGACCAATGGTTCTGGAGCCGCACCTCTTAACGCTCCAGGAATTATGATGATAAAACAATAGGTTTTAATGAATCTACTCTGGAAGATAGTTCATAACTGTTAAGTTATGAAATGAATATATACGTCATTGACCGCTCCAATTCGAGTCTTTCATAGAGGGGATCCGATCATAATTCTGTACACTAATAGTGTACCAACTGAAATCAAAAAGAGAAAATGAACGGACTTGAGAACCGTCAGGTGGTCCTGTATATTACTCAGGCACCTTTACCTGTATTCTTCTATCCCACACCCACCCTATCATGGCAAAACAATCGATAAATAGCTTACTGGGATTCCATTGTTTTAAAATACCGTATTCGCTGGTAGCATAATCTTTTGGGTAAGAATGGTGATAATTATGGTAACCTTCTCCACCCGCGATGACAGACACAAATGTATTCTCAGCTGGGGGGATATTTGGTTTATAAGGCCTCGCTCCATAAAAATGTGCAACGCTATTGACGCACCATGTTGCATTGAGAAGAGTGCAATATCTTAAGAAGGCAATACCAAGACTATTCCAGACAGTCTCATTGAATAAGTAGCACATAAGAACAGTTGGATATAGAAAACAAAAGATGATCCCCATATAGGAATACCACTCCTTCTGAAACATGACTACCTGATCATTATGTATATCTCTCATACCAAGTGATCTTCCAGCTTGTATCACTGAAGGAGATTTCTTTACCAATAACCATCCTATGTGGCTATACCAAAACCCATTTTGAGAGTTGTGAGGATCTTTATCAGTGTCGCTATACTTATGATGGACACGATGATCTAGAACCCAGTGATAAATACTTCCTTGATTGGCTCCACTGGCCATTAACATAAGTAGATATCTTAAAGGAAGGTTCGCCTTAAACGAACGATGAGTCCATAACCGATGACAACCAACCGTGATCCCCATACCGTAAAACATATGCAGGAAAATCCACCCAAAAGCAATAGTTTCCCACCGGCTATTCGGTACGACGCAAAATAAAGCGTATAATCCCCATAGATGGCAGAACCCCAGATAAAAGATATTGAACCAATGAGGATTTCTTGACCCCCACGACTCTGGAAAAATATTCATCTTCAGATTAGGTCCCCTCCAGAGTATGCATACTACGTTAATCGCGACAAGAATCTTTAAGTATATTGAAGCCGGACGACAGGCCGTTTTTCTTCGACGAAGAAAAACGGATAAAATATTATGTATTCTATAATATCTTTCTAAAGATGGAGAATAAAGACAACGTGTTTCCTCTCGTATGGCTTTTTAGAGTTGAAAAGAGAGGGAGAGGATGGAAGGCATTAGATTATATATCCGAGTCCAGAAAATTTCCTGTTATCACGGGACAAAAACATACGATTCCAATGAAAGAGTACGAGACTATATCTAAAATTAAGAAAAACTTCGAGGATACTCCAATATTTACCTGTGTATTTGAATACGATATTGTCGCCCCTTCTGATATATATCAGCTGGTCATAGAATTTAGAAATTACGACGATCTCAACGAGTACTCGAATAAAATAAAAGGAAAAGATATAAATACCATCGAGGGTCCATATCACACGGCGGTTCCTTGGATCGACGAGGCCTCTGAAGACTTTATCGAAAAGCTTCGGGAAGAGTAGGTCGCTATTTTATTACGTCGCTTTCGCAAAAACATCTAGAGATGAGTTTGGAGTCTCAAAGATTGCGCCAATTCTTTCGTGATATACATCGGAATAGATGTATCCTATGGCTTAACCATCTTTTAGGTTATTCTTTTGGTAGATAAGTACTCGTTAACATGTTTAGCAAGAAGTGATATACTCATATATTTATACATCGCTTTTCCTTTCTTATATAAGAAAGGAAAAAGTTTCAAAGAGGTCGCAAGTTTTCATTAAATACTTTTTCATGATCATCATATTCTATACCAGTAAAATAGTATAGTACTTCTTTATCGGATTTACGATAGTTTATAGCTTTTTCCATTCTGTCCTCTATCTCATCAAAATATCTGTAGTTTATTCTAATAAGAGATATTCCATGAAAAGCACAATATTTGGTCTTGGCTAAATCTATCTTTTGTCTTTCTTCAAAGTCAGATTGCCTTTTATAAAAAAATGGAATAACCTCAAAGTGTTGTATTCCGTCATACTCAACGGCAATATTATGTTCGGGTAAGTAGAAATCGTATTGCCATTTTTTGAATGGGTTCAAAAAAGCTTGCGGTTCATATCTTATACCCCGGTTTATTAGCCAGTCTCTAATGACAATCTCCCCTTTAGACTCATTGCAAATAGGACAATTAGCCTTAAGTCCCACTCTGTTCCAAATACTTGCCTCCCATTCATGGTTTTTGGAACACTTCCACCAAACTTTTTTCATTGTTCCATAAGAATATTCCTTTATGGATTTTTCATTTTTAGGATGCCATTCATCTAGTATAGATTGGGAAGCGTGTAAATCTAATCTGTTTATTTCTGACGGTCTTTGGCGAGTACAATAAGGACAACCTCCCCCTTTAAGAGTTCTGTCTGATATGCGAGCACTCCATTCATGCCCTTCAGAACATTTCCACCAAACCTTCTTATGTGACCCTATGCTATAATCACAAGGATTGCCCTCATTTTTAGGATGCCATTCTTTTAATACCTTCTTAGAACCATGTATATCTAATCTGTTTATCTCCGATGGTTTTTTGCGAGCACAATAAGGACAACCTCTCTGAGTATCTTTGTTAGTTCTGTTTGCTATTGTCGAAAGCCATTCATGACCTTTAGAACACTTCCACCAGACTTTTTTATTAGATCCGCATGTGTATTCATCAGGTCCTAAATTATTTTTATCGTAATTCCATTCTTGAGCGACCACCGGACATAAAATATCTAATCTGTTTGTAATGGATACTTTTTTTCCATTACAATATGGACATTTACTTCCCCCAGAGCTTTTAGAGTATATCATCGCTTCCCATTCATGATCTGGACCTTTTTCACATTTCCACCACACTTTTTTCCTCATTCCTTTCGTTACATCATTCGGAGCGAGATTTTTATTCTTTTCAAAATTCCATTCTTTTGCTACCTCGGGATGGGTAGCTAATAATGAATTTGGATTAATATTATCCATAATTGTCTCTATCTCATTGCAATAATCATACATTTAATTCATTTTTACTTGGGCGTTTTATAAAACGCAATTCTTTCTTCTTCTCTTGGAGAAGAAAGCTATAGGATTTAAACATAGTTGTCCATGATAGTTTCAGACGAGGCCCCGTTGTAGCCGCCGGCCTGCCCTGCTCCTGCAGTGAGTACGGGTAATGATTTATACGCGCTACCAGTGTACTTATTATATAATGCCATAGACCCAGCAGAACACAAACCATCGAAACGTTGATTCTCGCGACCGTATTGAGAGACAGAGATAAGAGGAACATTTCTGTTGTATTTGATGGGAATAGAACCGCGAGTGGCGGTATATAAATTAGCTTCATAAAGCTTAGGCTTTAATTGGACACGAGACTGATTGGTGCTAAATTTAAAAGATTTAGGGTTTCCCAATTGAACAGCATATGGAGTTATATTCTCAGAAGTTCGAGGCATAAGAGCCTTTCCCTGAATACTTGAGAGTCGTTCCATAGGCTTCATATTTGTGCCGTTGTAAACGGGTTGTTTGGATTCTCTCAGTGCAAGATCTGATTGATCAGAGACCAAATCGGCAAATTCGGTAGCAGCTATCTTTTGATCTGGAGATTGGACCAAATCGTACTGATTGTCCAAAAGAGCTCCTAGATGGTCTTGACCACCGGTATGTAAAAAGGTCTCTATCTTGACATCTGTTTCGATGTCTTTATTTTTATTATCTACAGTTCCCTTAGTAAAACTAGATTTTTTACCGACACAGAAGTAAACAATGACACCTACTAGAATAACAACACAGAGGATAATCAACAAATTATTATTTTCCATCAGTTGCAAGTATCTACGATTAATAATATCTAATTATAAAAAAAGATATGTAAAAAAGTTTCGTTTTTCAGTTTAGAAACTGGTTATGTTTCTAAACTATCTAAAATTTACTATGATTTCTAATAATACCCATTAGCTATTGAATAGTAAATATGACTCAAACGCCTATCGAGATAAAAGAATTTATTCTGGAAGATATTCCTATGAGCTGTACTTGGCTCATAGTGGGTCCCCCAGCGTCTGGCAAAACCACGACTATCGAAAACTTCTGTTACTATCTTAAACACCGCTATCCGGTTGCGAAAGTTTTTATGGGAACAGAAGGGTCATATCAGAGGTTTTGTACCATTATGCCTCCTCTTTTTGTATCTTTAGAATACAATGAACAAGAGGAAAAGAATCATATTTTACGTCAAAGAAAGTGTAAAGTAGAGAATCCTGAAGGGTATCCTGGTAATTATGCTATTAATATCATTGATGACGCTAGTGATGATCCTAAAGTTTATAAAACGAAAACCATGAGAGGGTTATTCAAATTGGGGTCTCAGCATTGGAACCAACTGTTGATGGTAGGTTCTCAGTATGCTATAGATCTTCCTCCAGATATTAGAAAAAGCGTCTCTTATGTTGCTATCTTTAGAGAACCAGAAGAAGCTGAAAGAAAGAAATTATACATTAACTTAGGAGGTTCATGTGGTAGATATGAGACGTTTTGTGACTTAATGGATCAAATTACAGGAGACTATACATGCATGATCATTAAGAAAAGATCTCAATCTAATAAAACGGAAGATAACGTTTTCTACTTGAAGTCTAAACCAATGAAAGATTGGAAGTTCGGCTGTAAAGAGTTCAAGGATTGGAGTAAGACTAGATATAACCCTAAATTTCAAGACGAACTTGTTGCATAAAATGATATGTAAGATAAATGTTACTCATATTCAATGGCTTTAGTAGATAAGATGTCAGTCTTAGATATTTATCGTCACTACAAAGGATCTCTGTATCATTTAATGGCTAGATCCAGACATACTGAAACTGGATAAATAATGGCTGTCTATAATAGGTTGGAAGGTGAGAGTCGTACGCGGGTAAGGCCTCTTACAATTTTTGAATCAATGGTAATTCATGATAATGATAAATTATCAAAAAGATTTAACTAAATCAGCATCAATCCTTTTGATGTTCCCCCGGGCTACCAACCGGAACAGCTGCAGACCTCTACTTCTTCATTCTAAATGTATCATCATACATGTCCTCGACGTGGACATGTATCATATTTTGCTCCTTATATATAAATACAGTGAATGTTCAATTATAATTGAACCGATAAACAATTCCTTACAAGAAAATTAATCCAAGACCGGCATCCCGCAATATATCTTCCAAAACCTAAGCTAATTGGTCAGCCACAATCATCGGTTAGACAACCTATGACTTATATCAAATGTCCTAAGTGTAATAGTGATAATATTAGGCCAGCGGCGAGCCTTCTACCGGTTTATTATTATTGTTTTGATTGTCAATGGAGTAACTACGAATAAACCTCTTAAGAATTCTCATTTTGACTTTCTGGTGATATTTTGACTGTACTAGTACATTCATTTACAAAATTAGTTTTTCTACTGGCATACATATATTTAATCAGAGCATTGAGTTGGCGTGGATTACACTCGCTTAAAGTCTCTCTTAAATTCGAGAGAATGGATTTTCCGGGGGTATACTCTTTCCTAGTCTTCTCCAGAACGTAGTGTTGTTCCGAAGGGAGAAGAGTAAACTCTTTCTTGGTGTATCTCTCATAATACAACTGTTTTAAGTACCTGGGTAAATCTATAGTTACATCTTTATCTATAGAATCAAAGAATTCTTCTTTTTCTGAGAAAAGTTCTCGAAAGTCTTGATCTGTACCCTCGGCGTATAATTGAAGATATCTCAATCTAAAATTGGGTTCACTTCCTCTCAAATCTCTTCGTTTCGTATATTCATCAGGTACTATTTTGTAACACCTCAATCTTGGTTTTACATTATCCCAATATGTAAGTAACAAACCGGTACATTCTTCCCATACAAGTCCATTCGTTTTCTCTACAAGTTCGTCCATCGTTTCTACATGAAATGTCTCTCGGTTTTCAACAGAGCCTTCTATCATTTGACTTTGCAGATACTCTAAAGGATCTTCAACTTTTACACCTAGATCCGGATCTATAAGAGAATACAGACAATTTCCCGTAGTGTAACCTAATAACATTATTTTGATGGTAATCCTACAGACTAATCTATTATCGGGATGAGAAATCAGAAATATATAACATGCTCTGCCATCAAGACCATCACAAAGAGACTCTGGATCTTTCCAGAAACCATCAAATATATCACCAAACATGGGTCCAGACCAACGGCTTCTTCTCCCATTTATCTTCTTATGAGTAGATAAATACCATTTCTTAGTAGTACGCCCCTGAAAGAATCTAAGAATAGTTCCTTCATAGGCATGGGTAATATAATAGTCATTAATGTCTCCATGAATATTTCCTTTGGGAACATCGTCGTCACAGTTTGAATTATCCACAGACGTAGGTTTCAAACTTTCGGGAGATAACTCTTCGGTAAACGGAAAGCTTTGCCCCACTATCTCTAGAGTTAAATGGTCAACCACTAAACCTCTCACATGGTAGACAGAAGGTTCTGGATTCAAATAATGCAATAGAATTAAATTATCTTCTTCAACTTGGTCAAAAACTCTTATATTTGTCTCAGAATCGGTGTCAGAGATCCATATTAACTTACAAATAGCTTTCGCTTTATCTGAATCAAACAGATCTGATATTTTTGGCTTGTTTAAAAATCTCTGTATCATAAAATTCGCAGACGTTACAGCCATTTTATCAGTATTTTCCCTTGGGATTACCTTCTATTAATGGTTTCCGAGTTTTAAAGGCGATTCTTGATAGGTCTAAATTTCATATTACTCTTGAAAGTAATATGAAATATGATTGTACTTACTCTTTTCCATTTCCTTTATCTTCTCGACTTTTAGAAGCATCTTTTCTGATTTGATCTGCTGTAGACTCATCATTATCTTCAATGGTTACCGATCGAAGATATTCTAACGTGGTTTCTTCGTATTCCTTAAAATCGTCTTCTCCAGGAACATGAGGAGCAATACCACCTTTTGCCCTCTCATCGTTGTAACAATCAATCCATTTGACAGCGTACTCGGGGTGTTCTACCTCTATTTCCTTCAATTCTCGACGGATTTCTAACAATTTATCTTTCGCTTTCTTCAATAACTTTTCTTGAACATCGCGTCTTTCTGTTAACCTCCATTCTGTCACTCTATGCATAGAGTAGTAACGAAGAGACTCTGGGTCATCGTCTACATCTCCAGATTTAGCATCCTCCATACGATCTTGAATCTCTTTCTGCTTTCTCTTACGTTCGGCCTCTTTTTTCTTGACGGCTTGACTTCTCATACTGTCTATTTCTCCTTCACCTTTAGGTTGATCTTCCGGTGCTGCATCGATCAACTCTTTACAGAAACGAGGGTCTTCAGTGATAGGCATCCAATGTCCAACTGGGCAGGTCAAAACAGGATATTTTGAATCTACTTCCAAAACTATTCGATTAGAATCTTTCTTAGCCCAAGTATCACTGGAATGATTTCCACGATTCTTCACGAAGCCAAAAACTTTGTAACCAGATCGTAAGACTTTAGGAGTTTCAAACAACATATAGGACATATTACCGTAGGTTTGTCCGGGAATAGAGGGATCTACCATATCTCTGACAACTTTCGGATAATTCACCGTCTGTCCATCAATAATAGCTCTCCCTACCATATCCACCCCCTTAACTGGAGGATAATCATGAATTAACCATTCTTGTACTTTCTTTTGATCAGTCATTATTTATTATTTCAAGTAGTTGTTTAGAATGATAACACCCTTTAAGCTGGGTGAGAGTAAATAATAATGTCTTCGTTTCTAGATTATTTAGACCCAAATAATGAAAATTGTAAGTTACCGAGATGTAAAAAGGCGGCTGGAATTTACAAGATAATAGTTTTGGTGATAGGATTTATCCTATTGTATAATATAGTATTGATAATAGCCTGGGGTTCCAAGGCTGACGTAGTGACTAAGGATCCGTTAAATCGAACCTTATTCAAGATACCCGTCTTCGATTGCAACTTTTCTGGGTGGCCGTTGACTCATTTTCTTTGTTTCTTTATTCTGGGACTATTATTCCCAGACGAAGATCTTTTCGTCGTTGGAGGAGGTATCCTATGGGAAATCTTTGAAAGTACTTGTTTTCTGTGCACCGGAAGAACTGAACATAAGAAAGTATGTGGCAGAGATAATATTGAGTATACATCTTGGTGGAACGGTTCATTCCAAGACATTATCTTTAACACTCTGGGATTCTACGCTGGTAAATTGATCGTTAAAGCCAGCGGGAAAAAGATATGCTTTCCTTGGGTGAATGAATATTCAGACTGGTGCGGGGGTTGTGAAACAAAAGAAATTGAAGAGATCAAAGAGAATGCCAATTATGAAACGAATGTAAATGCAATAGAATCTGATAAAAATTCAGGTTCATGATTAGTATTCAACAATGGGATAATTAATCTTTGCTCTTGTATCGGGGTTTAACCCCCAATAGAAATTGTATAATAGGAATATGATCAATCCAACTACTATGAGAAATCCTATGACCGACCAGATAGCTATCTTTGGAAGATTCAAAGGTTGATACCCTTGAGTCTGAAAATCATTATATCCTACAGCCGACGAAACGATATATTTCATTCCGGGGAAATGAACAAAAAGAGCCTTTTTTAACCTCTCTTTATTTGGATAAACGTAAACATTGTAAAAGAGCTTTGATTCTGTATCTAATGCGAAATTCTCAGGGTACTTATTCATCAGTTCACCAAGATCCATTTGATCATCTTTACAATCCTTGAGATTCTCATATAACTCAATCATATGATCCCTATATCCGATGATCAACCCTGAATTACAATATTTATACTCCTTTTCTACCAGATTAGATAGATCGGTAAAGCTAAATTCATAACAGTTGTGAGAGAAACAGGGTATCTCTGCACCGACAACGATCGGCTTCTCGAAGCTATAGAATGTATTTAGAATATGATCCTTAACTGAACCCGTCTTTTTTATATTTTTCACTACCGATTTATTAATAAGAACATCATATACATCGGAAGTAATGAAAATATCTGTATCCAAGTCGGCTTTCATAGCCTCTAATGCAAGCTTGATTTTCATATCGAAGCTGTACGGTTGTCCGAGACCGACTAATTCGGACGTAATACCCGTATGTCTCATTCCTCTCTGCCAATTTTTAGCGGCATCCGTTTTATGAGTGGCCACTCCAATAGCTTTTACCTTCATTTCTACTTGTAAATTAAATATATTTCTATATAAATACGAATATTTATATACTGTAAATACTTGTGACTTTTCACAAGTATTAATAATTTTTCATTCTCATTATTGTTTAATTCTTATGAGATACATAAGAGCTAAAAATACAATTATCCAAACAATAATGATACAAAATGTTATAATCTGACTTGCTTGAGTAGTAGACGATATAGGCGTATTAGCAAGCTTATTGTATGCTACTCGAGCCGCGGCTGAGAAATTCTGCCCTGGAAAATGAACAAATAGAGCTGTACCAAATCTTTTATCATCAGGGCTGACAAAGAAGTTATAGAATAGTTTAGAATGAGTGTCTAATGAGAATATTCGTGGATACTTACTAACTAAATTTCCCACCTCTATCTGATCGTTTGGGAACTTTGCTAAATGTTGATACAATGTAATCAAAGGTTCTCTATACCCTATAATTAACCCTGCATTAGGATATCGGTTGTCATTCCCAAATATACCAGATACAAAATTCTGAAAAGAAAATTGAGAACAATTATGTGAGCAAATTTTTTCAGCGCCAATCACAATTGGCTTTTCGAATGATTGAAAAGTAGATATGATGTAATCTTTAACGCTGTCTTCGGACTCTTTTATCTTCTTTACAGTTTTAGGATTAACAAGAACATCATAAATATCACTCATGATAAAAATATCAGTGGTTGTATCTTCAGACATTTCTTTCAAATATAGTTCACTTCTCATCTTCCATCCAGTAAATTTTTGGCCGACTCCCAGCAGTTTATAGGGTATACCAGTAGTTTTTACCCCCTCTTCCCAATTTCTAGCTCGATCGTCAATATTAGTTGCTAGTCCAATAGCTTTTACTTTCATCATTTACTATTAATGATGAAAATATTAATTAGGAATGACTCAATAAAGATCGATTTATCTCATAAAATAATAGATTATCAAGGCCAGAATTACTAATGCAATAATAATTACTAATGCAATCATAACTCCCTCTTGATGGGCTATATTAGGAGGTCTCCATCCACAATCGCTAAAATGGACGGCGAAGGCTTCCTTAGAAATGTCTCCCTCATTTATATTAGAACCGAATACTCTACTGGGAAAATATTTGGCCGGCATAACTTTTATATCAGGGCCATATTTACGAATAGAGCGGGATAACATCCCCGGACCGGTCGAATTGATAACATTTAGAGAGAAGGGGACAAATTTTGTCCATGTCCCAGCCTTTATAACATCACCAATTACATTTTTCCAGAAATCTTGATTTGGTTTGGAATACATGGCAAAATTGCTGATTTTTAACTTGAAGAAAAAAGGACTATTCGAAGAACCAGAAATAGCAATTTTCTTTTTTAAGGAAGAAAATAAAGGACTGATAGATTTTAGACATTTAGTATCAACGTCGACATATAAACCGCCATATCGATACAACAGACAATACCGAAATGCATCACATCTCTGAACTCCGGCTGGGTATTTAGAATAGACTTTCCACAATTCGGGAAAGTATGTTTTTACCACTTGATTGCTCATATCATCATCCCAGAGAACGTAAAGCCAATCAGGATTATTGTCCAACCAGCTTTGTTGGTATTTTTTGTATTTGTCTGGAAATACATGAGGACCTTTTCTGTCTTTCTCCTGTCGAAAATCTAACCATATCTGATGAATAATCTTTTCTTGAGATAGCAAAATACTATCTATCTTCTCTAAATTGGTCATGCTTATCTTATAGATGTAAGATAAGATATTTTCTCTGCCAAATAGAATTGTTGATTTCGACAGAATTGTTAAAATTTATACAGAGGCTCTCTTGCTAATTTCTTTTCTAAGAATATTCACCAATTCATCTCTTCCTTGTTTTCCTTCATTACACACGATTCCATTAAACAATAGAGAAATATTCTTTCTTTCCCAATCCACTTGACCCCATTCTATTGAGTCGTGAGAAGTTTTATCATAGGAATTATATACCTGGTTCTTATATTCTCCAATAACACTCCTGAAAGTGTTAAGCATAGTATTTAGGTACCTTCCACCTTTATCTGGCTTCCATTTCTTTGATTCTAAAAGGCGATGAAAAGAATTTCTTGAGACGTCGGTACAGACATAATTTCTCTCAATCTCTCCCTTTTCATTCTCGTGGGTGATAAGATCGCAAATAACTCCCAGAATACCCGAGTAACCCTTGGCGGCCTTTTCATATGTAAGTATTCCATCGTTCACTTTTTCTATCATGTATTCATGAGTTAGGGCGGGAATATTATTGATGGGTAGATTGACGAGTTTAGGGTGAATAGCTGTGTTGTAAATGGTCTTTTTGTCGGGGGCGGTTTTGAGACCGGTGATAATTCCGTCCAACTCCGAGATTTTATCTTTTGATTCTTCGGCTGTCTCTTTTAATATTTTACACTCCTTTTCCAATTGTCTAACTTGAGAGCGAAGTCTAGAGTTTTCTTCATCTTTATCTTTTAACTGTAATTTAAATTTAGCTGTCAGGTCTGAGATTTTTTTATCCGTACATTGTCTTAGATGTCTCTTGAGATTTTGAGGTGTAGAAAAAGTACTTTCGCAATAATCACATTTATTTATTTTGGAACTTTCACTATCCCCTCTTTTAGAAATACAATATCTGGCGTTTTTTAAATGGACATCCAGATTGTATTTTGTTGATAATTCTTTACCGCAAAACTGACAAGTAAATTTTACCATTCTGATTTTCAAAGATCAGTATGATCTTTATTTGATAATGCTGATCTATTTAAGACACTTCTGATCATGAATTGCTCAGGGCTTTTTCCCAATTTCCACCAGAAAATAGACCCAAAACCATGCAGTGACCACTTCAAACTTTTATTTTCTCGAAAATTATTTTCAAAATTCTGAGTTCCACACACACATGGTTTGGGTGTGTGTGTGGAACTCAAAAAATCTAGAACTAAAAAATTTTTTGAAATAGTTTGAATTGAAAACATAAGTTTTCACAAAACTTATGTTTTATATAATTATTCAATTTGATTTTTAATATTAGAGATGGATAAAACTATATTTATGAAATCCATCTCTTATTTCGAAGAATATTATTTTGTCGGGTGGGTACCCAGTATTCTCATTCGTACTTTTTTTCAACTCGGAATAGTTGAAAACAACTATTAATTGTTGAAATCAACTCGGAATTGTTGAAAAAAATAAGACCAGTCCAACTTTTTGTTTTTCAGAATCTCAGAGTCTTTTGAAAAAAAAGTTTGAGAGTTTGAGAGAAACGAAAGTTTTTCCAAAGACTATGTTTAGAATAAATTGTTGATTTCAAATATTATTTTAGAGTAAGTGAAAATATAGTTTTCAATTTGAGCCTCTTAATTTGGTAGATTTTATTTTGTCGTGTAGGTACCCGATCAAGGTCTATTTTCTGTTTGATTAAACAGAAAATTTAAAATTCAATAACACGTAAATAGTCAAGATCTATTAATATCTGACGAATATACCGTTTTAGCTTTTTGGGATGATTATAAGAGTATTTTAATGGTATCTTCAATAGACATATTCCGTTCTGTATACATTTCTCTCTTTTTATTTTATCTCTTTCCTGGATTGTCAGCAGATCCTTCTCTCCACGAGGATGAAAGAATGGGACTACTTTCTCATGTTGAATAGCCTGATATTCAAAGGCTAATTTTAACTCTTCATTAAATCCATCGAGCAACTATCGTAACGTTTGCTAATTAATTTACCTTCATTTTTCCAGGCAATCTCCCTTAACTTTTCTATAGGATAACGTCTATTTGAGTGCCAACAAATAATACACCACGCTCCTTGATATTTAACAGATCCCAAAGTAGAAAACCATCGATGACCTTTCCCGCATTCCCATTCCATATTTTCTCTCTTATTTATGTAATTTTCCGAAAGGCATCTTCCTCCTCTTTCTCTAGCTATTTCTTGTGCTTCTTTAAGAGATAATTTCTGACATTGAGGGCACCAGGTTCCGTTATAAAAAACATTTCCAAATTTCGTTTTCCATGTATGATCTCGTTTACATTTCCATATGTATCTCGTATCAGCTGTAATATATTCATCGGATAGACACAATCCCCCTTTCTCGCTAGCTATAATCTGTAAATCAGAAATAGTATATTTCTTACTGGGTTTGCAAGTTCTGGAAGCATAAGAACACTCTCTACACCAAGTACCACCATTTAATACATTATCCCAAGAGGTTATCCATCTATGTTCCTCCTTGCATTCCCATTCGTAACGAGTGTGTTTATTTATATATTCTGTTGATAATAATCTCCCAGCCTTTTTCTTGGCGTGTTGTTGTAACTCTTGGATTGTATATTTTTGACATTCTTTACACCAAGAATTATTATGTTTCATACTACCCCATCGGGCTTCCCATACATGTTTATTGGAACAAATGAATATATATTTATCTCTAGAACTAGTATATTTTTCTGATAAACAGTCTCCGCCTTTCTTTTGAGCATACTCTTTCATAATATCAATTGTACTCCAGACTGTTGAGAACTGATGTCCTCGTTTGCATTCCCAATCGTGATAGGTCTGATCATTGATATGCTCCTGTGAAAGACACTTCCTACCATTTTCCTCAGCCTTTCTATTGAGATCCTGTAAAGTGTACTTCCTACACTCTCCACACCAACTTTTCTTATGAAACATGGCATTCCAATTTGTGGACCAACAATGACCGTTTTTACATTCCCACTCGTAACGCGTTTTATCATTGACATACTTTTGAGATAAACATTTTCCATTTCTCTCTTGAGCATAGGCTCTTAAAAATTCAATCTTTCCACCTTTTTTACATTCTTGGCACCATCTGATATCCGGACATTTTCTTGCTTCTGCCCATGACCTAGAGAATAAATGACCTACCGGACATTGCCATTGATATTTAGTGGTACCATTAATATAATTATCAGAAAGAAATTGAGAGTTCTTTTCTCTGGCGAAATTTTGAATGTCAGTTATAGTAAATTTGGATTTCGACATTTTGTCAGAGTTAGTCTATTTCTCAATTTGTTCTGTCATTTTTCTTTTGGTAATTTCTAATAAGTCAAATAACTGCTAATAACAGCTTAATATTAGAAATTATGGCGTTAAACACCTTACGTTAGAATTAGGTAAAAATCCACAACCAGCCGAGCGATTCCTCCCAGGCTCTGCGCAAAACTTCATCGTGTTCGTCCTCTTTATTCTTTGTCTTGAGGATATAGAAATCATCCTTTTTACAAGGATAGCCCACTTTCTGTAACAGTTTGTACAGTTTATAATTGACATTGAGAGAATTAATACGGTCAGGATCTTGGACTTGACGATAAGCATATTCTTGTTTTTCGAACAAATCCAAGAGTGTATCTTCATATTCGCTAATGTTGGGACAAGGTTCTCCCGTGATGATATGATATAAGAGATTGATATCATCGTAGTATCCGGATAGTTTGTTCTCATAAAGGAACATATACAGATGATCTTTAGTTACCTGTTCCTTGCGATTGTCAGAGTTTTTCTTAAGGTTATGGCGTTCCATCTCTACCAAAAGAATGTCTACCACATTTTTAATCTTTTGAGGATCGGTGTTTTGAGTTCCCTGAAATCTCTTCATAGCATCGACAAAGTGTCCTCTCTTGGTATAAGTGTACCTAGAACTCATATTAACTCGATCTGTATCTTTGAAAGATGGAGTGTCGTCTAAGACGTCAATTTCAGTAAAGCAAAAGGTGCAGATATAAGTAGAATTCTCGTCGTCCATTTTGAACTCTACTCCTTGACAAGCTGGACATCTCAGCTTCTCTGGATGATATTGGAGATTGTCTATTTCAATATACTCTTGAGCGATACATAAGTAACGGGAAATAAGTTCAGAACTTTTAGATACTCCTAAAACCTTGTTATTTGGCTCTAATGTGACAAACGAAAGAGCTCCTGTAGAAGACAAAAGACTCCGATAATCACGAAGGATGTCTTCGGTTCTCATTGAATAAAGTACCAATTCGAATGTACTTTCTAAGTCTTGCATACGTCTACGTAATAGTGAAGCCTGTGTCCTGGCCATAATACGATCAACAGGATCGTCCCCATGGTTCAATATCCACAAGGTCTTCTGTAAATCTTCATGGAGTTTATCTAATGTGCTAATCTTAGAGAGGAGTTTTTCCCTAATTTTGGCATCGATGTGAAACACATTATAATCATTAACATTAACCTTATTTTCAGTATCTTTCTTTGATCTTTCTGTCCTTCGAGATATCTTATTTCTGCCCTTACCGGAGGTAGAACCCGTAGGGCTTGGAGTTGCTAAGAATGCGGATGAGTTCTTAACTTGCTTTGGCTCTTTCCCACTTTTAGATTTTCCACTTGGCTTTCTTTCTTTTTTGAGTTTTCGAGTTTTAGTCTTGGGCGGAAGGTATTGACAAAAACTTACTTCGTTAGTTTTTGTATCATTCATAAGATAATCTTTAGTCTTTCTAAAGATTATCTTTATGTGATCTCATTCTCAACTAGTATATATGTTTTTAATGTCCCTGATAAACGGTGTTCTTTCACGAGTTTTTCTATTTTAATTCATAATTTCACTTCTTTTTTTTATTTGTATGCTATTTTTATCAACCCCAGGAGTGGAAAAAGAATGAGTCCATGTGACTGCATAACAGCTGTTTAGATTTAGAAATGCAAAATGTGCTATTCAAACGTCTGATTTAAACCATTTCTCGAATGAATATTCTAGATCAAGATTAAAAAAATCTTTTGCATCCGTTATTACCCTTAAGGATGAATTAGCTTGGAAATATGACACATGATAGGCTTTATTTGCAAACATGATTATAGAAATAGATAATCACAATCTGGGGTTGGTTATAACCTTTTTCTTTGGGGCCAGCGTTGCTCTGGCCCCAAAGATAATAATTCTCATCAAAAACCCACTACTCAAATCTTAGAGACTTTGAGTAGTGGGTTTTTGATGAAATATGTTCATCATCCATTGCATCTAAATAACAACAGTTTGCACTACTTTAAACTACCTAATAGCCCAAGTAAAATTTTTTTGCGAATATTTTTCTCTTTGAGGATATGTAACAGATACGGTTCTGAAAGTATAATAAATGTCTTTTTCATCTTGTAATCCAGCCCATGTTTTTATTGATTTGGCTACCTTTTCTGAACAAGAAGGTTTCATCTATGGTGGTCCCGATGCCATCACTATGTTCGTCGCCTCTGTCACAAAGGCTAATTGGTTTTCTTATATTCCAATTTCCCTTAGGCTGAACGGTGTGATCGATTTCGGACAGAAGAATGTTTCTGCTAGTGTGAATAGATCTGGAGATTACGTTCTCCATGTCTGGTTCCGCGCCCAGATTCCTCAACTCGAATTGGTCCAAGATGGTAACATCTTCGTTGACGCTAGTGTGCGATGGACTCGTAACTTGATGCACAACTTGTTCGAAAGAGTTAGTATTTCTTTCAATGAGCTTATTGTCGAAGAGTTTGACAATTACTGGCTAGACTTTAACTTCCAATTCCGTAAGAGAGGATCAAAGAGAATCGGTTACCGTAATATGATCGGTGATATCGCTTCCATGACAACTGCAGTGTTAGTCGGTGGAGCACCACCTTTCGGTGTTTTGGGAACTGGAGGATACTTCTCTGTTCCTTTCCCCTTCTGGTTCACAGAAGACTCTGGTATCGCTCTTCCCGTAGCTGCTCTTCCCTTCAATGATGTAAAGATCAACTATGTCTTCCGCAGATGGGAGGATCTCTTGGTTGTCTTCCCCGGTACCGCTGGGGGTGGTGGAACTCGTTCTGCCACTTGCGCCGATGTCTTTGTCTTCGGACAATCCGGCCAAAGACCCACTCTTTTGGACCCACAGACTATGGCTCACTACGCTGTTGTCCACAACGACGAGCGTGTGAAGATGGGTGACGCCCCTCGTGATATCCTTATCACTCAGATTCAAGCTACCCAGGCCGCTCCATTCAAGGACATCTCTACTCTTACCAGCTTCGATCTTCGTTTGTCTCATTCCATTATCCTCTTCTGCTTCGCCGCACAGAATGTTTCTCTCTTGAGTCTCGCTTCTGCTGCATGCGGTGGTGAGTGGTCTAACTACACTACAGAGCCCAACTATGCTGGGCTTGACCCCATTGCTTTCTCTACTCTTGTCTATGAGAATACTTGCCGTGTTGCTCAGGGATCTGACTACTACTCTCTCATCTTGCCCGATCTTCTTTCTGAGGCTACTCCTGATGAGACTGGGTATCATTTCTGGACTTATGCTCTTCTCCCATGGGATCCTCTGAAACCATCTGGATCTACTAACTACAGCAAGCTTGCTAATGTTAGTATCTCTCACAACATGTCTCCAGCTGCTCAAGCTGCATGTCCCAGAAGACCAATCTGGAAACGCTATCCAGTGGCCTGATAGCTCTGGTGTCCTCCAAGACTTTAAACAGTCTTTCAGGCACATTCTCGTTGCCAAAAATTGGAATATCGCTCAAACACAAATTTTGCCTCATGGTAAAATTCAGGGCGAAAACAGGTGGCTGCCGCTTCTTAATAAAATTAAGAAAGTGGGTAAACAGTGTTACCGCCTAGTCTCTAGTGTCATCAAAAAGACACAAGAGGCGAGATATCTTGTTGCGGGAAACTCCGTGTATATCTAACTACCACTCTTATTTGGAAACTTATAAGAGGATCACGGTTAATAGCCGTTCTCTATGGTAATAATGTTAGATTGCGGACAATCCGCAGGCTTACTACCTAAACCCGTTATGATAGGGCATGGTAGGGTCTCAACGACTGAACGGATATCGGTCAACTATGAAAGTCTAATCAACTTGAGTTGGCTTAAGATACAGTCTACTCCCCACTGCGAAGTGGCTTCTCTTTAGTCGGAGAAGAGTTTATAATCTTAGGAGGAAATGCCTAAGGGAAACTGGTACGCCAATGGATCAAGAAAGGTCCATAACAGGTGGCTGCCACAAGAGATCTTAAAAAAGATCTCCTCTGTGGGTAAACAGTGTTACCACCTAGTCTCTAAAGTCTTAAAAATTCTCGATGGTAATAATGTTGGATTGCGGGAAATCCGCAGGCTTACTACCTAAACCCGTTATGATAGGGCATGGTAGGGTCTCAACGACTGAACGGATATCGGTCAACTATGAAAGTCTAATCAACTCGAGTTGGCTTAAGATACAGTCTATCCCCCGTTGCGAAACGGCTTTCCTTTAGCCGGGAAAGAACTTATGATCCTAGGAGGAAATACCTAGGGTAGGTTGGTGTGCCTTAATTATAACGTATTAAGGTGGAGCTTTGGGACATCCCACTTTGTAAACTGTTTACAGTCTACTTATTGGTTTGTACCGAGATCTTGCAAATTTATATATGTACAATTATTGGTACATATTTCAACATGTATTTTACATGTACATCTCATTTTACTCAAATAAAATGAGATAAAGAAATAATATCGGGTATGTGAGAAACATATTCAAAGCTATCCGACTATGAAAAAAGAAATTCCAGGATATCCCGGTTATAAAATAACTACTAGAGGAAGAGTTGTTGGGAAAAGAGGAGAGTTTTTGTCTCTGGAATTGAGACCAGATAAGTATTATGGAGTCAAACTATATAAAAAAGGGAGTCAAAAAGCTCGCGAGAGGGAAGCTTGTCTGGTTCATAGGTTAGTAATGTTAGCCTTTGGTTCTGAAGATGAAGTTAAGCGAATGAATGAAGGTTGTATTGTTAATCATAAGAATGGTGATAGAAGTGATAATAGATTTGAAAATCTAGATGTTCTCACACACAAAGGCAATACAGAACATGCATGGGAAAATAATTTAATTGCTAAATGGGAGAGAAAGGTAAAACAATTTTCTCTCGACGGTAAATTGCTGGCAGAATATGATTCTATAACAGAAGCTAGTAAAGCATCAGGAGTATCAGTTTCAGGTATTTCAAGAGTCTGTCGCGGAAATGGGAAAACTTCTGGAGGATACAAATGGGAATTTAACGATGATAAAGATAAAAAAATACCAAAAGATGTTGACAAGTGGAAAAGAATCGAAAATTTTGAGGATTATAGGATATCACCAAATGGTATTGTTTATAGCGAGAAGAGAAAGAAGGTAATCGCTCAGCAAAAGAAAGGAGCATATTATACAGCTAAATTGTTAAAAGGAGGTAAAGCTTCATGTAAAAGAATTAATATTCTAGTAGCCAAAGCTTACATACCAAATCCAGATAACTTACCTGAGGTCAATCATTTAAATGGTAATCCTATAGATAATAGAGTAGAAAACCTGGAATGGTCGACTAAAAGGGGTAATTCTCAGCATGCTTGTGACACTGGATTGTGCCCAAGACCAAAGGGTAAAGCTGTTATTCAATATGACGATGACTGGAATGAGATAGCTAGGTTTACTCATATTCAAGATGCTCATAAAGCTAGCGGAGCTCATCCAGATACTATCACTCTGGTCTGTAACGGTAAAAGAAATAAGTCTGGTGGATTTATGTTTGTATATTATTACTGTTGTTTATACAGTATTTTACTTATCAAGAGATTGATAAGTAAAAAATTGCTCAAATAAAAACGATACAGAAGATGTTAAAATGAAAAAGTATAAATCTCTAAAGGACGCGTCAGGTGGTAGCGGGGCTCATCCGGATGCAATTACAAAAGTTTGTAACGGTAAAAGAAAAACGGCTGGAGGATACAAGTGGAAATGGCAATAAGTCTTGGCCATTTCCACTTTGTAAAGAAATATTGGAGTTGTACAAAAGAATAGGTTGTCATGAGCATATATAGGCGATAGAACAAGTTGCCAACGATCTTGGTACGATCTAAGATGTATAAATCATTTCAGTAAATCATTTATGTCAATTATCGATAAAAAGGGATAAAACTAACTGGGCCTAATATTAGGCAGAAATATGGCCAGTTATTGGACTTCATTTTTTTACTGGTGGTCACCTGCCGACGAAAAAGAACCAATTATTATTCAAGCTGCCGCTCGAAATATGCCGAATGGGATGTTGGATCCATCGAAGCTTTCTAAAGAGGAAGCTGCAACGAAATGTACCTTACAAAGAACATGTATTCCAATATGTGTGACTAAGAACGATTTAGAAAACATTAATTTGCGCAAAACCAAGACTCGTCCTCCCAAAACAAGGTTTATGCCAAGAAGTCCAGTATGTGAAGAACTTTTATTGCGTGAATACAAAAAGAGTATACAGCAAATTTTGATAGAAGAATTGACCCGCTATTTTAAAGAACACCCGGGTTTGATCGTAATGTAATGGAAGATATCTCTTCTTAGTTGGGACATTTATGAACATTCATAAGATAAACATCTTATGAATTAGACGTCTTACAAATCAGTAACAGTGATATAATCTGGCAAATCAGTAAGTAAATGTTTATACTTTGGTAATATTTTGACTTCTAAAGGGAAATCGACTATAACAGAGTTACTGGTCCATTTATCCAGATGTAAAACATGATTCAACCCTTTTATTCTTCCCTCTGGTCCGCAGTACTCTCTCGTTCTCCTTTTATTAAAAGGTTTCTTGATACGCCATTCACATTGGAGCGCGTTTATTTTGTCAGGAAACCCGGATACGATACATATATATTTCCATGTATTTGAACACTTTGTCGATCTGGCTCCACCGGTTATTTCCCCATTGTGCTGTCTCAGACGTTTGGTACTGTTAACAGTGTATCCGTTATAGGTCTTTTGATTATCGTCATTTTGAAGGATGTAACAATAGTGGGTCTTATCTTTCTGCGGATCCATTTCAGTATATATACATATTTAAATATGTATACTTAGTCTTAAATTGTCAATACTGTAAAAATTCAAATAAGGAGTATGGAAATGAATGAATACTGTGAATAAAGGTAGACAGAATCTTTCAATTATTTAGTCAATTATTTAAGAGATAGATAAAATTAAACAAATGAATGCCGAATGGGTAAATATGTTTGTCAATGGGTTTCATCCCAAAGATCCTAAATTTTACCACTATAAAATTCGAAAGGGAAAGAATGGGGAGAAGAGTAAAGTGTACTATATGATCGGCAAGGATAGTTATACGGTCATCTCTAAATCCCATATTCCACCAGAAATTATTAACAGTATTCCTGAATATGATTCTCATCAGGATCATTTTATAGAGAAGAAAGAGCTCGAAGAACTAAATAAAAAGTGTGAGAAGTATACTCACAAGATAGAGGGATGTACTAAACTAAAAGAAATTCTAGAAAATGATATAGAACGGTTAATATATACTTATGGAAAAGGTATTGATATTTCCTGGTATTATTTCGACCCTCAATGTTATTATTGGATTCCGACTCCCAATGGCAACCTAGATAAGAAAGTTTATTCTTATCTAGGTCATAGAACCGTTGAAGATATTAACCGGAGGCGGGAATTAGTGTTACAAAGTGATAAGAAAGCGACAAGGCCAGTTAGAGAAGTTGTTAAAGAATTACCCATTGCACGTGAGAAGGTAGGCCCTTTTGTTGAAAAATGGTTAATCTGGAGTAAAATGGACCAAATCGATAAGTTGGGAGCTGAAATTAAGAAGACTATCTCTTTGTTTGATAGAACAAAGAAACATATAGAAACTCTCACTTTTGGCATTGATCTGTTTCTAAAAGAAGGTATAGACACCAACCAGAAATTCTATGAGGGTAGGAGAAAGGAGAAAGAGCTATGGGATGAATTCAGTAAGACTCGACGTGAAACATTTGATAGTTTCTTCGAGAGGATGTATTCATGGTACGACCCTCCTACATCTGGGTGGAAATTTGAAGAGGAGAAATCAAGTTCGTCAAGTTCGCGGAATTCCAGTGAATCTCGTTCCTCTGGCAGTGGATTTCATCAGACCACTTATGCAACTCCTCGTCAAGTGTTAGCCAAATATAATATCCATAACAAAAAGGAATGGAAAGAATGGTTAAGAAATAATCATCCGGATAAGGGTGGTACCCAAGAAGATTGCCGAATAGTGATTTCTGTAGGTAGAGAGATAGGATATTAA